GTATCGTCCCATACGGCGATCAGCCAGTCACTGGTAATGGCGTGACCTACACGCCGAACCTGACACCGATCTATCGATTCGGTGACCTCGATTACATCTATGAGTCTGGCCAGCAGCCGGTTGTTGAGACTCCAATCCCATCAAACCAGACCTTCAACGTCTGGACTGTTGAGTACCTTAATCGGGCCAACCAGTACAACATCGATACGGAGACCTTCCGCGACGAGCAGGACATTGCCATCAATGGCGAACGTCCCGCGCCGACGGTCACGTTCCACTCGATCACACGTGCGTCTGTCGCACTGACTGTCGCGACACTGCTCTGTCTTCGAAGTCTCTACGTACGTTCAACTTATACGTTCAAGGTCCGCGCGGACTTCTCCTTGCTCGAGCCGATGGACTATGTCGCGATCGATGATTCGACCAGTGGGATTGTCGACAAGCTCGTTCGAATCATCAAGGTCGAAGACAGCGTCGATTCGGATCTCGGCGAAGTCTTTACCATCACGGCGGAAGAAGTCCTCGTCGGGCCCGCCAGTGCGCCTCTATATGATACGGAGCTCGCGCAGGGCTTCGCGGCGAACTACGGTGCCGACCCTGGCAATGTTGCCGCTCCCTATATCTTCACTGCGCCTCCAGCGCTGGCTGTCACTGGCTACGAGGAATGGATTGCAGTCTGCGGCCAGACGGGTCTGTGGGGATCGGCTGACGTATTTGCGTCGCTCGACAATGTCACGTACGACCATGTTGGCGTCAAGAGCAATCCAAGCCGATATGGAACGCTGGTCAACGCATTGCCTTTAGGAGCGGATCCCGACACCATTAACCAATTGACGATTGCATTCTCTGGGTCGATTCCGATTGAGCTCGATTCCGCCACACGCGCGGCAGCGGATAGCCTGCGCAACCTCTGCATTGTGGATGGCGAGATCATCAGCTACCAGAACGTAATCCCGATGGGGAACAACACGTTTCGGCTCACTTATCTGAGGCGCGGGAATTACGGCAGCACGGTTGCTGCTCACGCGGCTGGCTCATTCTTCGCGGTCCTCGACAGCGCAATATTCCGGATGCCGTTCGACCCTGGATTGTCAGGCCAGCCAGTCTGGTTCAAGTTCGTCAGTTCAAACTATTACGGTCGTGGTACCCAGGATATTTCCAAGGTACCCGCGTTTCAAGCCTTCTTCCAAGGCCAAAACAATGGGCAGTTATTGGCGCCTGGCGCTACTCCACTGATTGCTCGCGGCGACTGCGTCAACGTCGGATCACAGATTTTCAAGAAGCCTACCGCAGTACAGGCATGGGATTCCGATTGCTACTCAGTGGATGCATTCACAGGCGGGTGCACTGCTAGATTCCGACCAACACAGACAAACGCCGCCTTGATGATTGGGCTCAATGCACATCCGCCTACAGACGATCCATATTTCCAGAGCCTCAGTCACGCGTGGAATCCGAATTCGGACGGTATTGCCTATATCTACGAGAACGGCGTTGCGGTTCAACCTACGCGCGCCTACACGACCAACGACATTTTCGAAGTCCGGTACGATGGCAAATTCGTCACGTATTTCATAACTGGCGTCCAATGGCATACCACCGCAGATCCCGGACGTACCTTCTTCTTCGATTCGTCCTTCTACACTCCCGGATCAGGAGTCGATAACGTCTATTTCGGCACGTTGAATCCTGCTAACCCATCGCCATTTATCGCTCGCGGTCAATGCAATGTCAGCGATGAAAATGCATACAAGCAAGGTGGCGTGAGTGCATGGGATAGCGATATTTATTCCCTTGAAGGATATCCAATATGCCATGTAACTTGGAAGGCGAATCAGACTAACGCAGATGTCGCTATTGGCCTTGGGATGTTTCCCGGAGCGTCATCCTCATACAGCAACATCAATTTTGCATTGCAATGTGCCAGCAATGGAATGCTATATGCACTAGAGAGTGGCGTCACGACGCCGTTGAGCGTTGCCTACACTACTACGTCGCGCCTAGCTGTCGTATGTGACGGCGGCGCAATTATCTACTATAAGGACGGCATTTCCATTCGAAGTCTTTCGCTGGCGTCGGTCGGTATCTCTGGAGGAACGCCATTCTTCTTGGACAGCAGTTTTTATACACCAGGAGTTGCAATTAATACTCTGCAGTGGGGACCGACCACTCAATTGCAGCTCGCCGACACGTCCCAAATTGGCGATAACGCTGCGACCGATATTTATAGCACAACGATTGTGGGGCCGTACGGATCCGCCGCTTCGCCTCCGCTCGTATTGCTGGCGACTTCGCTGTCCTTTACTGCGAAAGTGACCGGTGCCTTCACGGTTCTATGCACATTCAAGGGCGGCTGGAACGTAACTCCTCCTACCACTGTATCGTCAAACGACGATCTGTGGATGGAACTCACGTCACCTCTACTAGGGTCAAAAATAACGTACTGCGGTCAGACGACCCAAGTTGAAATCAATTATGCTTTACAACTCGTGGACACGATGACAATCGGGGATACCATCACCGTAAAGATTTGGTATCAACAGCATAACAGTGCTGGCGGGTCATTCTCATTCCAGGTTGACAACCTCGTGCTGCGAGTAGAGGCAGTGAAGAGATGATCAAGCATTGGTCTTTCTATGACCCACGAAGCGGTCACTTCTCTGGTCGCACGTTTAGCGCGACGGATGAATCTGCTTTGGATATCAATATGCCGGAGGGGCTCGCGGCGATTGAGGGCAAGCATGATCATTTGAGTCGCCGTGTGGATATTGCCACCGGATTGGTAGTGGATCATCAGCCCCCGGCTCCCAGTGCAGATCACGAGTGGGATGATGCCTTGAAGCGTTGGAAGCTGAATCCAGAAGCCGCAGCGAGGGCGGATCGGAAGAATGGCGCAGCGGCTAGAGTCTCGCATCTCGAGGCGAATGTTCAGCCGCGGGCGCAACGTGAATTGCTTCTCTCAATAGCCAAGCGGATGGGAATCGACGGAGGGCGCGCTCAGGATATCGATGACGAAATAGCAGAGCTACGCATTGATTTGAAAGAATAAGCTGAATTGTTGGTGGATTCACGGGGTAAATCATGGAGTCAGCGATAGACCAGGCAGGTGCGCCGATCGCGCAAACTACAGTGGTGAAATTGGCGGCATTATGGCTTCGCATCGATGGCCTACTCGATCGTTCACTGACGGCGGCGAAACGTATGGCCAATCTGATCACGAAGATGGAGAGTCATCGACCACGCCGAGGTCCGCCGGACTACGAGACAGTGAATCCTCAGCCCTATGTGGTGTACGGCGGTCATATCGGGCCGCCGACGACCAGGGAGCCGTCCTGGCAGAAGTACGCGCTGGGGATCGTAGCAGTCGTGGTTGGGTTAGGGATACCTTCGATAGGTGGGATTCTATGGTCGATGAATATGAAGCTGGAGCAACAGGCGGGGCAGACCAACCTGATCAATCAACGACTGGAGCAGCAGGAGAGGCACATGGAATCGACGGATCGTCACGTGGATGCGATCGAGCGGGAACTGTGGCCCCACAAACACTGAATGCGACGCGGGATGTAAATCAACCGCTGACCCAGGATGCTCGTGGCGGTGGAAATATCGCCAATGTTCCGGTCACTGTTACAGTCAGCTTAGGACGCGAGACATTGGTTCTAGTGGCTCTATTCGCGGTCATTGTAGGTGCTTGTGGTGTCGTTATGGGGCTCAACCTATCTCGGCAAAAGGACATGGAGGACCACTTCGACGATCTGCGACGTCAATACCGCATGACTGAATTAAAACTGGATGATTGGACCGTAGTAGCGCATCGCAGCGGACTCGTCCTGCCTGGCGATTACACGCGGGGGCCACAGGGTAATCTGGATTCTAGTTCATTTGCTAAACCGAAGGGGAAGTGACATGGGAGCTGGAGGCATCATCAATCAGCGCGCGGCAGTGCTCGTCACTGCGGTAATGGATACGAGTTTCTATGGCAATCTCTCCACCGAGGATCAGGACTGCGTGGAATGCATCGCCAATAAGGCGCCGGATCAGCGAACGAAAGCAGATCTCATTTATCTGGCGGATTTGATCAAGCGTACCTGCAGGCACTGATGGAAACCCTCCTGTGGGCTCTCGGCATTCTGGTGACGGTCCAACTTGCCGTCATGGGCTGGTTCGCCACCCAACTGTGGGCCCACGTCACCGAATGCCGGCGCCTGGGCGCACAGGTGGAAGGCATCAGCCATGATGTGGAACGGATGAAAGCCGACATCGGTACCCACGATACGGGCATGCGCGGGGCGATCCACAAAACATCCAACATGTGCACGGCTCTTGAGATGCGGGTGGCAACACTGGAGCGAGCCCTGCATGACTAATCTTGACGCATTTTTAACAGCGATAGCAATCTCGGAAGGAACGCAGTTCATTGGCGATCGAGGCTACAACTGTGTTGTAGGAAGCACGCCAGCGCATCCGCATCTATTCGAGAACTATGCGGACCATCCACGTATCGCGGTGCGACTCTCCCCAACGCTCACCAGTACGGCAGCGGGCCGATATCAGATCCTCGAGCGGTTCTACGATGCATACAAGGCAAGTCTACACCTGCCGGATTTCAGCCCGAGTTCGCAGGATGCCATTGCAATGCAAATGATCCGCGAGCGCCACGCGCTAGATGATGTGATGACCGGTCGCCTCGAGTCAGCAGTGGCGAAATGCACGAGCATCTGGGCCAGTTTGCCTGGGAATACCTATGGACAACATCAGAACACCTTGGCATCGCTACAGTCGGCATATACGCAGTCCGGAGGGACGCTCGCATGAATTGGTTGAAATCTACATACCGTTGGGTCGTCGACCATCTCACCAAGGTCATCGCCGCGGCCGGCGCCTCATTCATGTCACTGGTCGCCTTCATCGATCCGGCCTTCGTGAAAGAGCAGGCGCAGAACTACCTCGGCGACAAATGGGTCGCCAAGATCGGAATCGCCCTGTTCATCCTGGCGTTCATTCGCGGCATGTATACCGGATACAAGGGGAAGCAGGTCAAGGCAGCGCTGGATACCGCACAAGCTGCTTTGCCACCCGTTCAGATTACACCAGTGGAACCGCAGGCGCCGATCAAACCGGCCGGTGTGGGCTGAATGAGCGTCCTCCTACTGCGATATCTACCCTGGCTGGCCGGGGTGCTGGTGATCTTCGGCGCCGGTACATATACGGGCTGGCACATGAACCCTTGGGAGAGTCGCTACAGGAGCCTGCAGGCGTCCGATGCCATCGAGCGGATGCACGGGGAGGAAGCCGTGCGAGCGGCGCTCACCGCTCAACTGGCGCAGGCGCAGACCGTTACCCGCAACAACCAAGCCGCAATGGTGACCCTTGCCAACCAAAACGCTCAAACCGCTGCTGATCGCGACGTTACTCTTGCTCGCGTGCGTCGCCTCGAGCAGCTGCTCAGTGCCGCGGCAGCCCGATCCACCCAGAGTGGTTCAGTGCCCAAAGCCGGTGATAGACCCGCAACTCCTAGTGCCGGCGGAGACCCAGGCGCTGACGAAGCTGGAGAGCTTCTTATCGCAACCAGAGACGAAGCCAAAAGGAACGCCTCGAGATTGAACGCGTTGATTGCTGAGATTGTTCCGCAATTATGACAACTATCATGGGGAGTACAGCAGTGATCACTATCGCCGTCGTTCTCGCGCTTGCTGCGCTGATTATCGCGATCCTGTCGTCGTTCAAACCCGTTCCCTTATGGATAGCGGTTGTATTGCTAGCCATTCTGGAGTTGCTCGTGCATCTGCCGCTGAGGTAATTCCAGGACCCTTGATTGACGCATTGCGTCGGGCATAGAGTTGACCAAAGTGACAATCTAACTAACAACTAAAAAGGAGTCGCCCTTATATGAACACGGATGCTTTCAAATTGGGATTTACGCTCGATGAGTTTACGGCTGAGGTCAACCGAGATTCTCCGGTTCAGTATACCAACCAGCAGACCGAACCCTTTTGGAGCGCAGGTCAATCACCAGGGCAAGCGCGCGATAAATTGATCGCGCACTGCGGCGCATCAATCAACGGCGCCTTCGCATGAATTCCTGATACCCCACGACGATTGCCAGCGTGATGGACACTCCGAGTAGGATCCCGGCCCAGATCTGGAGATCGTGGAAGTCGAGGCACATCATAACGGGTCATCCTTCCGTAGCTAATCCCACTCTTCAGGCCCCATCCGGTACATCGTAAAAGTCTCCACTTCGGAGCATTGACGCTCGCCAGAGGGATCAACCTCTGGCGAACCGCTTTGGCGCGCTGGGCTCTCTGCCGTCTCCGTAGACGTGATCGGTGCAGAGATGGATCCCTCGCTTTCCGGCAACCTCATTCTTGCGTACTGCTCTGCCATGGCCGTATCTGGATCGGCCATCGGGATATCCCGCCATTCTTCGCCGCCAACATCCTGCCCCCAACGTTGTTCCCAGCGCTGCTGAAGGACCGTAACCCTGTAGCCGGGGCCTGCGCCGATTCGCTCGATCCAGCGTAGATCCATTGTTGGCAACCAGCTCATTTAGCCACCGTTCTTGATGCGCTCCGCAGCACTGCGGCGCTCAATATGCTGCACCCATTCCGGCACTTCCTCGT